AACTTTTTACTCCTTGTTCTTTCATTAATTTGTATATGTTTATACAAGCTAATGGTACAATGTCAGCTGTTGCAAAACCTTGTACAGGATAATTTTTTATTTGTGTTCCATATGTAGATCCACCCCAAGGTGTTCTTTCTGCGTATGGAAATGCATATTCTCTACCAGTTGGTAATTTAATTTGTTTAAATCTTATTGCTTCACTTTGTAATTTATCATGCCAAACTTTTATATCTTTATACTTTTCTAAAAATTTACTATAATATCTTTTCTCATCTTCTGTACCAGTAACACCACCATACAAAGGTTTAAATGTATGAGCCTTTGCATCTTGTCTAGATACACCTATAATATCTGCAGTATATTGATGAACATCTATTTTATTTTTTATATCTTCCATACCTTGTTTATCTTGTGCTAAATAAACTGCCGTTCTAAATTCTAATTGTGCAAAGTCTACTTCAAGTATACTACCATTGTCAAATCTAGAAGTAACAACTTTTCTTATTGGAAATGTTTTACCTCTTGGTTGGTTTTGAAAGTTAGGATCTCTACTAGATAATCTACCAGTTGCAGTAACTGCTTGCATAAATTTAGGATGTAAAAAACCTTTTTCGTTTGTAAAATTTTTTAATCCTTCTACAAAAGTATTTAGATATGTATCAACTGCATTGTGTCTAACAATAGAATCTATAAATTCTTTAAACTCACCTTCTGCTTCAGATGCAATTTTATTTAATGTAAGTTTATCTGTTCTAAATCCTGACTCAGCAACATCATAAACACTTCTAGGTCTTTGTCTAAATCCTGCATACTTTGCCATAGGTGTATACAAATAACCATCACCATCACAATCAACACACTTAGTATAATTTTTATATGGGCTACCATCTTTTTTAATTCTTTTAATTACACCTTTACCTTTACATGTATGACATTGTTGTGCAGATGTTCTGTAAAGTTTTTCTACATTATTATCTACTAGATTTCTAAACTGTTGTCTAGAATAATTTGGTCTCCTTTTATTTTTACCAGTGCTTTTGTCTATACCAATATTAAATATCTTACACCATTCTTTTTTATCTTTTGGTTTAACAGAATATATTAACCATGATAGTTGTTCTGGACTAGATAAATTTATTTTTGTGTCTCCCATTTGTTTATATACTATCTTATCTATCTTTTGTTTTAGATAAGCAAACTCTGCACGATATTCTTTTTCTACATTAGATAAGTCTTCTAAATTTATATTAATACCATTACGTTCCATGTCAGTTAATACAACTAAAAATTCATTCATCATCTTGAGAGTCATCAATAAACCCTTATTTTTAGCCATTTTTAGATCATCCATCTGTGAATCAAATAGTCTTCTAGTTATAGCTACATCTATCCTACCATACTCTTCTACTACATCTGCAGGTATATCTTGGAATGGTATACCCCTATCTGTAAATTCTTTTATCTTGCTATCTTTAGATCCTATCTTTCTTCTACGACAAGACATCTCTAGTGTTAAACTTTTTCTTATACCTCTATTAAGTATATACTCCCCCAACATAGTATCATAAACTCTACCATTGTATTTAA